CATTGTCATTTTAAAGAATGTAGAGCTGCTATTGCTTCGGGTAGTGGATTACATATTTTATATGATGATATAACCTTTACAGACCAATCGTGTAGTCAAATCGTATATCCAGATGGAGAAACAGCCTGGGATACTATTACTCCACATTGTATAGATTTAGAAAGTGGAGGAGCACTTGGAAAATATATAACTTATAATAATATTAGAGCTACTGTAACAGAAGGTAGAACTGGAGTTAGGTCTATTTGTTTACAACACGGTGAATCTGTAGATTTAACTAATTGTGATGTAATTCTAGCTGAATGGGGAATATGGTCAGGTTCTATAAAAAACAATAATTTTATTAATCACAGCAGTGTAGGAACTAGTAGATGTTTGCATGTTACAAGAAGAGATGCTGTCCTATATCATAGACCTGTTAATTGGGAAAACAATTATATAGAATCTGAACCTATGTACGGTTATGTTACAAATGGTAGTTTTGTTTTATTATTCGATATAGCAAGTTTAACTCATTCTGAAAGCATTTATAAAGATACTAGGGAAGTCTGGTTACCTTTTAGACGTACTGTATTAAACGGACATCAAGGTGAACAAACCAATTTTGATAAGTTAGCTCTACAAAATACTAAAGAAATAAATAGAAGTTTCAATGCTGGAAGAAATGGTACAGCTAATGGTTATCACAATTATTGGAACTATGAACTAGAAGATAAATACACTGATTAAAATTACGAAATTGCGATTTAGTATTTTACTAATACTAATATAAGTACATTATTTATTCTATTTTTCTTTATACAAATTAGAAGTAATTTTGCAAATAAATTTTAGGAGAAATTATGGAAGGGTTAAATTTTGATAACATAATAGATGAACAGGACTTTGACCTGTTTGATATTGATGGACAAGACAACACACCTGAAGAACCAGAAGGTGAAGAAAAAGAAGAAAAGAAAACTGCTGAGGTAGACCCAAATAACTTATTTGATGACACACCAGAGAGCGTAGGCAGTGAAGAGGATAATGAGGAAAAGGAAGATACCAACCATGCTGGTCAAGGTACTTCTCCTGGTTTCTACTCTTCCATTGCTGAGGCTTTTGCAACGGATGGTATCTTTCCTGACCTTGATGAAGAAACAATTAAGGGGATTAAAACACCTGAAGATTTTAGAAAAGTAGTTGATGATTATCTGAACAATAGTCTTGAAGATTGGCAACAGCGTATCAAGCAAGCTATTGAACTTGATGCAGATACAGCTACTATAAGACAATTTGAAGGTAGTATCAATTTCCTTAATAACATTACCGATGATGCTATAAGAGCTGAAAACGAACAAGGTGAGAGCTTAAGAAAGAACCTTATTTATCAAGATTACATCAACAGAGGTTTCTCTCAAGCTAGAGCACAAAAGGAAGTCAATAGAACTATCGAGAGTGGTAATGATATTGATGATGCTATAGATGCTCTAGAAAGTCTTAAGAACTTTTATGCAAACAGCTATAAGAGTTATATGCAGGAATTGCAAAATAGAGATGCTGAGGAAAAAGAGAATCTTAAGAAACGTGAGAAGAAAATTAAGGATGCAATCTTTGATACCAAAACAAAAGTCTTCGGTGATATAGAGTTAGATAAATCCACTAGACAGAAGATGTATGAAAGTGTAACCAAACCTATCTATAGAGATAAGGAAACTGGTGAAACTTATACAGAAGTACAGAAGTATGCGCAAGATAATCCAGAAGACTTCTGGGTTAAGATGAGTTTCTTCTATACTATGACTGATGGATTTAAATCTCTTGACAAGCTCATTGGTAATAAAGTCAAAAAAGGTATTAAGAAAGGTCTTAGAGATCTTGAAGGTAAGATTAATTCAACTTCAAGAACTTCAGCTGGAGATATCTCATTTATCTCAGGAGTTACTGATAATGAATCTTACCTAGGGAGACCTGGAGTTAAATTAGATTTTTAATATATAAACTTTTAAATTATTATTTTAAATGGCAAATTTACTAGGTAAGTTTCAAACTAGAGAATTTACTACTTGGAAGGGTTGACTCACAAGTTAAGCCCTTGTAAAATTGGGTAAAATCGGTGAAGGCCCCCAATAATATGGGTTAATACCGAGCTAATGTATGTGGTAATACACATACACAGTGTAACGCATAGAAGATGAACCTATGAATGGATTTATCTACATTATTAAAAATACTGTTAATAATAAAGTATATGTAGGTCAAACCAAAGTAAGTGTCCAACAAAGATGGAAAGAGCATTTAAGACATGCACCTTATGGAGACCAAATTATTAACAGGGCTATGAATAAGTATGGTACAGATAAGTTTTATGTAGAAACGTTAGAGACTTGTCCTCTAGGTATACTTGATGAAAGAGAAATATACTACATTAACTTATATGATTCCACTGATAAATCCAAAGGTTATAATGTTAGCATTGGTGGTAATACTCCCAAGTTCAAAAGAAAAGTATTAGAAATATCTACATTAATAAACTTATATGTAAATGAACAATTTACTTTAGAGCAAATAGCTAGTAAGTTTAATGTGAGCAGATATATAATTAGTACTGAACTTAGAAACGCAGGAGTTGCTATTAGAGACAGACATCAGTCTGCAGAGAAAGTGAGTAAAATTAGTAAAGAACTAATATTAGAGGCTTTGAGAGTTACTAGTTCTTTAAGACAAGCAGCTAAATATGCTGGAATCAAATACTCAACTTTTAGAAGTGCTTGCATATATAATCATATAGAATATAATTCTTCCACGAGTGCCCAACATCAAAATCTTGATGAAAATGTATGCTGAGCTTACACAATGGTAAAGTGTAAGAACTACGGGATAAAAAGCCCGTAGGATAACAGAACTGTTAACAAAAGACAACCATCTGGGTATGATTTTTGGTGCTGCTCCACAGAAAGCCACTAATCTTATGGTTCAACTGTTAGCTTATACAAGAGGTAAGACTTTAGATACTTTGTTAAATCAATTTCCAACTAAGGAATTTGAGACGGATGATGAATACACATGGGATGTTGTAGGTAGCTCAAGAAGAAACATTCCTCTACTTGAGGCTAGAGATGAAGATGGTTTTTTAGTAGATGGTCGTAAGACTATGATTGGTGCTGGTACTGCTCCTTTCTATCTAGTATTCGCTGAGGATTGGTTTGCTGATGGTGAGTATATCGTTGGTAATCTGAACGAAGTTTATCAGTTCCGTATTCTTGGTGAACCTAGAATGGAAGGTACTAATGCAGTCTATAAGGTAGAACTTGCTGGTGGTAATATTGAAGGTGTTCCTTATGATAGATTACAGCCAGGTGAAAGGTTCTCTATTGAAGCTGCATTCGTTGAGAATGAAATGTCTAGAAAGGTTGGTGATATCAGATTCTCTGCACCAGTTTCTATGAGAAATGAATTCTCGACAATCAGAATCCAACACAAGGTTCCAGGTAACAAGCTTAACAGAAAGTTAGCCGTAGGTATTCCTATTGTTGATAATGGTAGAAAGACTACTATGAACATGTGGATGCACTATGTTGACTATGAGCTTGAGTGCCAATTCTCGGACTACAAGAACAATGCTCTTGCATTCGGTAGAAGCAATAGAAATGCTAATGGTGAATACATGAACATCGGTAAGTCTGGTAACATGATTAAGACAGGTGCTGGTTTATACGAGCAAATGGAAGTTGCCAATACTATGTTCTACAATGACTTTAGCATTAAACTTATTGAGGATGCTCTTTATGAATTAAGTGCTGCCAAGTTATCTATGGGTAACCAACGTTACTTCCTAATTAAGACTGGTGAACGTGGTGCTATTCTGTTCCACAAAGCTGTTCTTGATACTGTAAGTGGTTGGACTCAGTTCACACTGAATGGTGACCAACTTGGTGTTGTAAGTAAGACTAGCTCTCCATTACATACTAATGCTCTTGCAGCTGGCTTCCAGTTTGTAGAGTATATGGGTCCTAATGGTATTAGAGTTAAAGTTGATGTTGATCCTTACTATGATGACCCTGTAAGAAACAAGATTCCACATCCTCTTGGTGGTCCTGCTTTCAGCTATAGATTTGACATTATGGATATTGGTACTATGGACCAGCCCAACATCTTTAAGTGCGCTGTTAGAAATCAGCCAGAGAGAAGAGGTTATCAGTGGGGTCCATTCTCGAATCCATTTACTGGTGGTACTAATAATCCTTATGCATCCTATGATGAAGATAGTGCTGTAATCCACAAGATGGCTAAGTTAGGTATTTGTGTTCTTGACCCAACTAGAACATTATCACTAATCCCTGCTATCTTAGCAGCCTAAGACATAGTCGTAATATAAACTGTAAAAACATTAACAATCCAGGTAGGGGGTTTCCCCTACCTTGGATTAAATTAAAACAATTCACAAAGGAGAAGTATGGCTAAGAAAAAGCTCAGCACGGAAGAGATTAATTTAGATGATGAAGCTATCATGGAAGAACCTACTATGGTAGCACAAAATGAAATGAAACCAGTTAGAGAACCAGTTCCTAGTAGAACTGGTAGAACTAACATAAGTGATTATGGTCTTATTAACTGTCTTAGAAATGAGAAAGTTATTGTAAGACATATTAATAAACAGACAGGTTTAGTTACTGACCCCAAACATGTTCTGTATGGAGGTATGGCAGAAAATGCTAAAAAGACATATACTGTACCTCTATTAAGGTCAGGATTGCTCTATGATGTTCTCACTAAAGATGAGAAAGATTATCTAGAGTACATTATGGGTTTAGAGCCAAACGCTTTATCTATATATAATAAGGTGGATAATTTCTGGAGTACTGCCAATCCTAAAGGAATATCTTCAGTAACACTACATAAACAGGATAATCAATTGGATTTATCTAACCCTAATGATTATATACGATATAAGATTTTGCTTGCCAATAAGGATAGAATAGCACCTTCTATTGCAGCTCTGCAGGATACACCTAAAGCTACATATGAATTTGTTATCATATCTGATGAAGAGACAAGTAAAGCAGCTAAAGCTAACGTTTCAACTAAGGTTCAGTGTTATAAAGAATTTGGTAAGATTGAAGACAACGCTGATATTCTTAGAACTGTTATTGAAACAATTGATGGTAGACCACTATCTAAAAACACTAAGATTGAAATCTTGCAGAATAAGGTTAATAGCATAATTGAGACTAATGCAAGGTTCTTCTTGAGAGTAGTAACAGACAAGTTATTACCTACCAAGGTTCTTATTAAGAAAGCCATTGATGCTGGTATCATATCTAAGAGAGGTGATTACTTATATTTAAGACAGACTGGTACACCATTATGTAACGATGATCAAGAACCTACGTTAAGCATTGCTGCAATGTACTTAAATGAGCCTAAGCATCAAGAGTTAAAATTCAGTATTGAAGCACAACTAAAGGATTAATATGACTAAATCAGAATTCTCTTTACAGTTTGATGTATTATATAATAATGAGACTAGTAATCAAGCTCCAGACTTAAATGAATACGAGAAATCCGTATTTGCCACAAAGGCTGAATATGAAGTAATAAAAAACTACATTAATAGCAAAGGTAATAAGTATGCAGAAGGAGTAGATGAATCACCAAAGAGACATGTTGATCTCAGCAATCTAGTATCTAATAGTGATACGTTTCCAACAGATGCTATAGCAATATTGGAAGAAACTATAAAAGAGAATGGTGAGCTTAAAGTAGTCATACCAATTTCATATAAGGAATATCAACGCTTACTGTCTAAACCATATTCAAGACCTTTAAAGAAACAAGTTTGGAGAATAGAAGACAGTACAAATGCTAGCACTTTTATAGGACATACGGATTCATCAACTTTCAGTAATTATAATATTAGATACATTAAGATGCCTAACCCTATTATTTTGTGGAGTACTGAAAGTGACTATTCAGGACTAACAATACAAGGTTGTCCAAAAGGGGAGACAGAAAACAACAATACAATATATAATTTCCCTGAAATAGAATTACCAGATGAATTGATGCAAGAGGTGTTACAAAGAGCTGTTGAATTAGCTAAAGCTGCTTGGTTAGGAGATTTAAGTGCTACATTACAAACAGGACAAAGAAGTGAATAATGACTATAGATGAATTTAGCAATAATATGGACGTAGCTTTAAATAGCTACAGTATACAGTCTGAGTTTGGGGAGGGTTCTTCACAGTATAACATTACTCTAGACGAGTATGAGAAATCTATATTCTTGACTCAAGCACAACAAGAGATATTTATTAATCTCTATAACGGCAAAAATATCTATGGTGACTTCTTTGAAGGTACTGAAGAGTTAAGAAGATATCTTGATACATTGGTTGTAAGTAGTGAACCAACATATATTAAGAAAGGAGATTTATCTGAAAATTCTAAAGTATACGCTCTTCCTACAGATTTAGCTTTCATAACACTTGAGCAGGTTACATATAGTTCAGAGGATGAATGTATAAATGGTTTTACAGCTAAGGTTTATCCTGTAACACAGGATGAATACGATAGGGTTAAAAATAACCCCTTTAGGGGACCAACTAAGTACAAAGCTCTAAGATTAGATTATGGTGAGAATAAAGTTGAATTAATATCTAAATATGATATAGACAAGTATTATATAAGGTATCTAAAGAGACCT